GTCCGCCAGGAGCAGAACCCCGACGGCACGTGGGGACCGGATGTGGTTGTGGGGCCGCCGACGAATTTCCCGACCCCGCCCGTGGCGTATCCGCCGCCGGCATCGGGGCAACTTCGCCAGCAGTTGGCGCAATACAAGATTTGGATGGGGACGGCCCAGCCGGAAATCGCCAATCCGGTATTTCCGGACGTGGCACTGAGGGATCGAGGCGATTTGCAGTGGCAGCCGCTGGACTCGTGGGTCGCCTATCGAGCCGCACAGGCCGCGGCCGCAACGGCGGCGGCGGAAGCGCCGGCGGCGGGCGCGGCGGCGGCCCCCGGCTCGTCATCTGGCGCGGCGGCAGGCGGCGCGTTTAATCCTGTTGCCCCTCTGCAAGCGGCCGGCGTAGCGACGGCCCCGCCGGCGGGAGGTGGCGATTTGTTTGGCACACCTTCGGCGACTCCTGCGGCCCCTGCCGCGGGCGGCGCGACACCGTCTGCGACGACGCCCGGGTCGGCGGCGGCGGTTCCCGCGCTGCCCAAACTGCAACTGTTGCCGGCGACTCCATCCAGCCCGGCGACGCTGGCCCCCGGCGGCGATCTTGAAATTTATCTGATTGACATGACCGCCCAGGCGGGCAAGTCGTACCATTACAAGCTGCGTTACACGCTGTATAACCCCGTGTACGATCAGCCGAATCACGCGGCGACGCCGGAGATTTCCGATCAGTTTGGTTTGGACAGCCCGGACAGTGCCTGGAGCGATACGATCACTGTCTCGCCCCGCACGCGATTCTGGTGCTCGACCAAGCAGCCCGGCGGGCGGGCGCGCGACTCCGAGCAGGTGGCGGTCACGGTGTATACCTGGCACGACGGGCAGTGGCTCAACAAGGATTACAGCCCCGCTCCCGGCGACGAGATCGGCGCTGATGAGGGAACCGGCGGCAACTTCACCACGCAGTGGACGCTGCTGGACGTGAAGAACACGCGGCCGGGATCGGAATCGCGAACGGCGCTGGTGGTTGCCGACGCAAGCGGCAAGTCCGAGCGGCGCGACACGCAACTGGATACGACGAGCGACGACTACAAGAAGTTTCAGCACGAACTGACGGTGGTGCAGCCGGGCACGCCTGCCCAGGCGGCGGCCCAGCCGGCGCAGCCCGCAGCGCCAGGCGCGAGACCGGCACAGGCGCAGGCGCCCAAGCCCCCGCCGCCGCGGCCGGCGCCGGTGTTCCAGCCGCCCGTGGGAAACGAGCCGGACTTCAAGCCATAGCGAAGGCTTAGCGCGCAATACGCGGAGTTGTCAGGCTCAGTCCCTTGGGTTGCCCTGCGCGCCGATATGCCGCTCACGGGCTTGTTGTTGCGTTGTCGCGTCAATCTCAATCAGCACATTTCCCGTCGCCGCTTTAACAATCTCGCTCTCCGCCTGCGGATGCCAAATCGTGCAGACTGATCCATCGCCGCGGCTGGCGACTTCCCATTGGATCATGGATATCCAATCCTTCAGCGCGGCGATTTTGCGATCTCTGGTGGCGTTTTTTCCTGGATTGAATACATCGGCCAGGCCGACGCAGATGCCCTCGGCGTTGCGGCGATTGCCGGCGTGGTAGAGATCGCGGCAGGATTCCAGGACTTCGCGGGGGCAGCGGAGAAAGACGACGGGGGCGTCGGGGGGCGGGGGGTTCCACCATTCCGGCGGTTTGTCGGCGCCGGTGATCCAGGAATGGCCGCCGCGCTGGCCGGCGACGAAGCGCTCTGGGGCGTAGGTTTTCCAGCGCGCGGCGAAGGGGCCCAGCGCCCAATCGCAATGCTGATCGAGCGGGGAGGACCAGTGGCGATACAACTCGCGCATGAAGGTGCGGCTGAGGGCGAAGCAATGCGTGCGCTGAATGTTGGCGGCGCGCACGACGCCGGGCTTGAAAGGTTTGGGGGGCGCCATGTGCTGGCCGCCGAACATGAGGCAGTCCCACGGTTCTTCGCCGAGGTTGGAGAGGAAGGCGCGGGCTCGCTCGCCGAAGTCGGGGCGAAGATCGACGTCGTCTTCCATAATCAGAATGCGCTCGTGGCCGGCCATCAGGCTTTGTTCAAGGACGTGCCGGTGAGATTGGAGGCAGCCCCAGGCGCCGCCGCCCTGGTGGAAATGATCGGGGATGCCGACGGTGTCGCCGTGAATGGCGGAGATGCGCGTGACGGGGCCGAAGGGCCAGCCGCACGCGGCGAGGGTTTGCTGGAAGGTTTGCCAGCGGTCTTGATCGCGGTCGAGGTTAATGCACCAGACGGCGTCGAAGTAATTGGCGACTTGCGCGGTCCAGCGCTGGCGCGCTTCGGCGAGCGAGACATTAGGCTTGGAGAGCTGGGCGTTGATGCGATTGTGCAGGGTGACGCTCCAGGCGAAGGCTTGGTCGCACGTGGAAAACAACGGGGGGATTTCGCGCACCAGTTCCAGCCAATGGCGGCGGCAATCGCCGCAGGGAATGCGCAGGGCGAATTGGCCAAGCCAATTTGGCGCGCTGGCGACCTCGCAGGAGAGCGCCCAGCGATGGAGTTCGCCCCATTGCTCGGGACCGCGGCGGGAGCGCGGGTCGGTGATGGAAACTGAGGCCGGCCTTTGCGCCGCGGGTGGCTTTGCGCGCTCGATTCTGGCCGGTGAGTGCTCGGGACAAAGGCGCGAGCACCAGGCGCGGAGCGGGCGCGGGCCGCCGCGCGTGACGGGACGGAGATCGCACCGGCCGGTGTGAGGGCCGGCTGGGCTCCAATGCCGGCAGGTAATGGGGAGGGAAATACTCACGGGACGGTGACCAGGATCGTGGAGGGCAGGCCGGAGCATTCGGCCTCGTAGACGTTGTACGTGCCGGCGGGACCATTGCCGCATTCGAGGCTGGCGTCGAGGGTCATGGCGGCGGAACTGCCCTCGGCGCCGGAAATGGTGAGCAGCCAGCAGGTGGGGCCGGCGCCCTCGAAGGAGAGGCCCACGGAGAAGTTGCTGTCGCCGCCGAGGTAGAGGGCCGTGCCGTCGTCGCAGGTTCCGCTCAAGGTGAGGGTGTAGTCGGTCATGGTGAAAACGCCGGTGCAATCCTTGATGCCCGAGGTGTGGACGGTGATCGTGGCGGGGCAATCGCCGACGCCGCAATCGCACGGGCTGCTGGAGGAGCCGGAACTTGAGGAGCCCGACGAGTTGGAGGTTGAACTCGAACTCGAGCCGGATGTGCCGCAGACGTTGACGCTGAGATAGGGGACTCCGGCGTTGGCGTCGCAGCCGCCATCAGCGCCGCAGAGGCGCGTGTAGGTTCCGGTGACGGTGGAACAGTATCCCTTCCAGGTGACGATCTGGCAGGGCGCTTCAGCGCCGGCGGATCCGCCGATGGAGAGGACATAGCAGCCGTTGTCGGGGTCCCACACAATCAGGGCGGCAAGGGAGGTGGTGGTATCCTCGCCATAGAACAGGGGCGCGCCGCCGTCCTCGCAGCGGCCGACGACGGAGAGTGACATCGTCGGCGGGATGGGCGCGCACGACGATTGGCAGGCGACCAGCAAGCCGGTCATGACGGTGACGCACAGGGGGAGATCGGCGTCGTCGCAGGTTCCGCGGCAGAGTGTGCTGTCGGCGTCGAGACAGGAGGCGCTGCTGGAGGAAGAACCGGTTGAGCCGCCCGAGCCGTCATCGGAATCGCCGCTGCCCGAGCCGCTGGAATTGCTGGACCCCGTGGATGATCCGCTGCCGCTGGAGCTTTCGCTTGAGCCGCTGGAGCCGGCGCTCAATGCGCCCGAGCCGGAGCTGACATCGCAATTGGGCGGCGGGCAGAGGGATGCCGAGACGTAACCGGGGGCTTCGACCTGGACTTGCGCGCCGTTGCAGAACTGGAGGCCGACCACCAATTGGATGATGTCGTCCCCGGCGCGGCTGATGGCGCCGCCCATGTAAAGCGTGCCGTTAAATCCGGGCGGGCAGATCGAAGCGGAACCCGACGACAGGCTTGAGCCGCTGGCGCTGGAGGCGCTGTTGGAGCTGGAGGAAGAGGATGACGAGCCGGAGCCGGCGGTGCACGGCGCGGATTTTTCCGTGCCCTCATCGGCGACGATCATCGTCCAGCGAAGCTGCGCGGGTGAGCCGCGGTCAAACTCCGCCCAGAGGCGGACGATGGTTTGCGGGCGCACGGAATGGGTGAGGTCGTTACTCTCGAAAAAGTTGGTGGCGGTGACGACCTTGCGGCGCGGATCGCCGCTCGCATAGGGCGTGACCGTAACCGGCGCGGTGGCGGCGTCGGTCTGGTCATTGGAGACAAAGGCGAGGGCGACCCAGTAGCGGTTGTCGGAGTAATCCGACTCGGTACCGGCAGGGCCCGTGCATTGGATGACACCCCAATACAGCCGATCCGGACGAATGCGCACGCTGAGCCGCCGGCCGGCGGGGCCGTCGGTCAATTCCAGCGGGGGCGAGACCTGGACGTTGGCGAGGCGCTCCAGCTCGGAGGCGGCGCGGTTCCAGACCTGGCCGGAGAGGGCGATGCGATCATCGGTGGCGCGGGGGAGTTTGAGCATGGGGGGTAGTTCTCCATGCGGGTACGCATGGAGGCCTGGGAGAAGACCATGGGGGCGGAGGAGACCAAGGACTGAGGACTGAGGGACAAGGACTGAGAGGAATGGAAATGCGAGGCTATCGCATAGCTTCCTCTTTCATCTCAGTCCTTAGTCCTCAGCACTCAGTCCTTTGGCCTCACACCAACAGTTGATTCAAATCACTGGTGGCGTAATACGTTTGCGTGGTTCCCTTAAAGTAGATCGGGACGTAGCCGGAGTCGGGGCGATAGACGTTGTTCCAGCCGCTGGCGCGGTAGACGAAGCGGAAGCTGGCGTCCCACATGGCGGATCCGCCGGCGACGGTGCGATAGGTTGTCGAGACGCCTTCGAATTTCACGGTTCCCGCGGCAGCCTGGCTGGGGGCCATGGGCGGGGCGTTGACCATCGTGAAAGGAAGCGAATTCACCGGCGCTTGCGCAGTGGTGAGGATCAAATCCGTCGGCAGGCTGGTGAGATTCTTGCGCGTGCGCACCAGCGTCACCACCGTGTCGCGCAGGGGCGGCGCGTCTTCCGGCGGAACGTCGTTGGGGTCGTCGCCGGTCGGGCCGCCGGAAGTATATGAAAAGGCTGCGGCACTTTGCGGGGCGGAAATGGTCTCCACGCCGAAATCGAGGGAGAGGCTGCCGGTATCCTGGGCGGGGTAATCCTGGGAGGCGTAGACAAATGTGACGGCGGCGTATTTATAGGCCACGAGGGAGACAGAGGAGCCGTCGAGGGCGGTGAAGGATTCGTTGGACAGGCCGGTCTCGCCGGGAATCCCCTTGCATTTCACCTGTTCTAAAAGCAACCAGGAGGCCTGGGGGTAGGCGTAGGGCTGGTTGAAGACGCCCACGCCGAGGATCGCAGCCGTGCCGATGGTCGCGGCGGAGGAGAGGACGGCGTTGATGAGGGGCACGCGGTCGTCCCACAGGCACAGGAGCGATCGCGTGGCGCGGGATCGGCCGATGCGGGTGAAATCCTCCTCCGTGCCGGCGTCCCAGCATTGCACGCCGGCGATGGTGATGGCGGTGGTTGAATCCAGGGGCATGAATGGCTCGCTTTCGGCGTGAGTGAAGAAAATGCGCTATACATCGCGCAGGACAAACAGTTCCGGGCCGCTGGAAAGTTTTTGCGCCGCGGTCAGGATTGCTTCGGCGGCTTGGGACAATTCTCCGCCGGCGCGATCGAGGGATTGCGATCCCGCGGAGCGCGGCGATGAATGGCTGTCCGAGCGATCGCGCCAGTCGCCTTGCGGAGATGAGCGGCGCGAGGCGGGCGTGTTTGACGTTGCGGTGGTTGCATCCGCCGCGAGCGCGGCGGGCGGAGTGTCGGAGCAATTTCGATGCGGTTTGTGTTCCATGGGTTTTCTCAAGTCGGATAGGTGAACGGCCCGCTGCTGACACGGGTGAATTGGGTGACGATGTTCTCGCCGCTGACCGGAAGCGTTTGCGGGGTGCCGGTGACCATCAGCGTGGGAAAGCTCCACGCCGAGCCGTCGAGTTGGCCGGCGGCGGATTGGTGGAGGTAGAGTTTCACGTTGGTCAACAGCGTGCCGATTTGAATCGCCGCGGGGGCCTGGAAGGGATTGTTGTCGAAATCATATTCGACGGTGATGGTGACGGTGGCGTTGAGCCAGGAGGCTTCGACCTGGTCGTACGGGCCGGTCTTGGAGTTGCGGAAGCGCGTGATCTGCGCCGTGGGGCGGACCTGCCATTCGGTGATGGGCAATTCGACCGGCGGACTGCCCACCGAGGCGGTGCCGCCGACGCCGGAATAAAACTGCTGAGACATGGGATGCCTTGGATGGGGGGTTGAGAGTGCGCGTTTGCGAGCGACGATTACAGACTGCGGCCCGCGATGGTGAGGTTGTAGGCCACGTTGGCGCCGCCGCTGGTGGCGACCTGTAAGTGGTCGGCGGTGGACGCGGTGACTGTTAATCCGTTGGGAACATGGAGGATCAGCGCGGAGCTTGGCGGAACCGCGACGCCGGCGCTGGGGAGCCAGGCGATCGCGGTTGACCCGCCGCTCACCGTGAGGGTGTTGGTCGCGTCGGTGTTTTCAACGATTAAGTCGACAACGTGGCCGAAAGCAATGGCGTTGCCGGCCGGGTCGGTCAGGCTGGACAGCACGACCGAATCGGGCGAGGAACTCGACGCGACGGTGCGGCCCTTGGTGTAGACGGTATCGACCTGGCCCGCGGACGCGCCGACGGCGTAGTTGGAGGTGATGGAATGATTCAACGCCCCGGTGGCGGTGAATTTGCCGGCGCCCACGGGCACCGTGGCGGCGATTGCCGCGCCGAAACTCGGATGACTGATAGCTATGTGTGTTGCTCCTTGATGTCAGAGGAAGATTTACGAACCGGCCAATTGCTGGCGGGAGAGATACAGGCGCACCTCGATGGTGAACGCCGCGACCCAGCGCTGCGATCGCTGCGCCTCCGACGCGGGCGATTGCATGTCGTCGCGACCGGTCTCGACGGAAAATCCCTTCACGCAGCTTAGCCCGAGCGTCGGCCCGGCTTTCACGAGTGCGATCAGCGCCTGATATTTGAGCTGATTCAGCGGCACGACGCGCAGAACGTCGGTCGTGAACAGCACGCGGTAGGACTGCGTGAAATGCACCGTCGTGCTGCTGCCGCCGAAGGGGGGGAGCGTGAATTCCCCCTGGAGGATTTTCACCTGCGGCGTATCGCCGGCCTGGGTGGCGGGCTTGAACTGCTGAAACAGCGGGTCGGTGGTGTCGATGAAATTGCCGGGCAGCACAAGCGCCGCCAATGCGGGCTGGTTCTGGAACGCGGCGAAAATCGCCTCGTGGGCGGCGGTGAAAGGATCCCAGGGGTCGGCCATGTGAATGCGCTCCGGTTTGAAAAGCGGCGCGCCGACGTCGGTCGGCGCGCCGCCGAGAGGAGAAAAGAGGACGACCGACGAATCAGACGACGGTGGCGATGAAGATCGCCTGTGGGTTCTTGATGGCCGGCAGGAAGGTATCGCCGGCGACGATCTTCGCGGTGACCGGATCGTCGATCTGCCGCCCGTAGGCGAACATGCCGTGGGCGATCTGCATCCGGTCCACGATTGAGGCTTCGTCCGATGCAACGCGCCCGACGTCGGTGGGAACGGCGTAGGAGCCTTCCAGCACGCCGATCCAATCGGGAGACGGATCGGGGGTGAACAGCACCTGATCGTCGCCGACGAGCGGCTGGTTGTTGCCGTTTTGATCCTGGAAGAAGGAGTAATACGCCTTGTGCCAGGTGAGGCCGAGCAGCGGGTTGGGAATGTCCGCGGTTTCCACGAATCCGTTGTTGAACGGCATATTGCGATAGAAGTAATTGCCGAGATTCGTGTTGCCGGTGAGGTAGTGGGTGATGTTCTTGCCGTAGAAGGCGTGCTTGAGTTCGTAGCCGGTGAGCTGGACCGCAGCCTGCAAAAGCGCCTGAATCTGCTGGTCGATATTGCTGCTCGCGTTGCTCCACGCGGTGCCGCCGAGGATCGGGGTGCCGGTGTTGAACGGATCGAGATGGCCGATGTTGCCGGTCGGCACACCGTAGCTGACGGTGGTGGCGGCATTGGTGGAATTGGGGAGCAGGTTGCCGAGATTGTCGAAACAAATCTGGCCCTGGAAGAGGGCGCTGGTCATCGCGGCCACGCGCAGGTTAGCGAAGCGCCGCTTGAATTCCTTGATCTGCCGGGTGACTTCAGCGATGCCCAGGCGCTGTTTGCTGAGGTCGTTGTAAGCCAGCAGATTGATGTATGCCGAGATGGGCAGGCTGATCGACTCAATGGAGTGAAGCAGCTTGACGGCCTTTTTGCCGACGTTAACGAACTGCGCCGCCTTGGACGCGGCGCCATAGGCGCTGAGCGTGGCCGTAGCGCGCTGGCCGTTAAAGACGGTGTATTCGCCAGTGTCGCCGTCGACTTGACCGTCGACGCGGTAAAACTCCGCGGGGAATGGATCAGGGATGCCGCTGGTGGTGGCCTGGATCATGCCGACCAGGTTGGGACCGCCGAGAATGTCGTTGATGTTGTAGGAAGCCATGGGGGAACCTCGAGTTGGTTAGTTGGATCGTTCAGCTATGGAAAGCAGGACTGAGGACTGAGGACTGAGGGCCGAGAGGAAGGCAAATACGAACGGTATTCCGTGGACTTGGTCTTTCGACTCAGTCCTCCGTCCTCAGCACTCAGTCCTCGGGCATTTAGCCGGTGATGTCGTCAGAGAAAGTCACGTTGGACGCGAAGGTCTTGATAGCCGCCTTGACGTACGCTTGCAGTGACGTGTCGGCCGGATAGTTCACGATCATCTGGCTGTTGATGGTGCCGCCGCCGAGGAGGAGGCGCGGGTCGAAGACGTCCACGCGGTTGACGTTGGTCTGGTCGGTCACCTTAATGCCGTACAGATCGGTGACCATGGTGAGGATCGTATCGCTTCCGTCGGTCGGCTGAATGAGCGAGAGCGTGACGGCGGCGGCGCTGGTGGCGGAACAGGTGATGGCGCCGGTGGTCGTGTTCACGGCGGTGTAGGTGACGACTTGTGTGGCGACAGTGCCGGCGGCGGTGGGCGGGCCGGTCAGCTTGAACGTGCCGGTCGCGCCGATACGGCGGACAATCTCGGCGGCGGTGTTGACGTCCGTCTGGATCGTCGTCGCGCCTGACGCGGTCGCGCTGCTGGTCAGGCCCAGCACGCTGTTGGCGTACTTCTTGGTCGCGGTAACGCGGCCCATGAGCGTGCCGGCTTGAATCTGAAACGTATAGGGCGCATTGGACGGGCAGCACGTCAGGTTGCCATCCACGGTGACGGGGACGGCGACGAACTGGGCGCGCTCGCGCCCGGAATAGAACACTTCGCGGGGCGTGGCGGTGAGATTGAGCAGCACGCCGGGCTTGCCGTTGGGAACGTTAAACATGGTTGACCTCGATTGGAATTGAAGAAGTCGAAAGAAGAGTTAAAGAGTGACGCATTTGCCGTTGGCCATGGCGGCCATTTTTTCATACAGGGGAGGACCGGCGGGTTGAGCTTCGCCGGGGACGGCTCGCGCCAGCGGCGTCAGGCCGGGGGGCTGAGCGCCGGTGCGCTGGCCGGGGACGATGGGCCGGTTCTCGGCCAGGGCGGTGAAGACGCTCAGGGCCAGCGTCTCGGGCAAGCCGCCCTGGCGCGAAAGGTTGATGACCGCGGAATCGCCCGAGGGAATCAGGCGGGCCAGCAGCGCGTCGGCTACCGCGGGCGTCAGGGCGCCGCGCGTGATGCACAGATCACGCTTGGTTCTGACGGCGTCCAGCAGCGCCTGGCGGACCTGCGGATCGGTCGAATCAGCCAGGCTTAAATCGGCCTGGCCCGCGGAAGGTTCCGCTGCTTCGGGCGGCGATGCGACGCTTTGGGCGACACCCTGCGCGATGAGGGATTGAACGAACTGGAGAATCTTCTCCAGCTTTTGCTCATCGGGGGAATCGCACAGTCCCGGGATGAGATCGTGCAGCGTCGAGAGATTCTCCTCGCTGCACGGCAGCAGTTTCTGAGCCATGTTGGCTCTCCTTTGCGGAGGGGAAACCCTCCCGTTAGACGAATGTGCCGCGGCGAGAGTGAGCACGCCCGCCGGCGCGGCGCCGGCGAGAGCGGGGGATACGCGTGGAACGTGGTGAGCAGCGGACGAACTGGTTCGCGTCGCGGCGGGCAGCGCCTCAGCCGCCAGAAAATCGCCCTGGCCCGGCACCACCGGAACCGGCGTGAGAGCGACGTGCACGATCGCGTCGTGGTAGACATTTCCGTGGCCGTCGATGAACGTCGGGGCGACGCCGATGGAGACCTGATTGCGGGCCGCATCGCGGATGGCGTCGGCGCCGATGAGCTGGCACAAGGCCATCAATCGATCGCCCACGCGGCGCAGGGCAAGGACATATCCGCGGTTGTCGGCAGCGGCGTCGGAATGGTCGGCGGGAATGTGCACGCGCACGCCGTTGGTGGACATGCGATTGAACGTGTGTGCCCAGTGGTCGAGCCGCGGGCGATCAACCCGGACGGTGAACCGCCTCGTGGGATGCCGGTAGCGGCCGACGCGGATGAGGTCCTTCCAGAGGCGAACTTTGGGTTGGGAATGAGTTGTGGTTGTCGCGGGGGTCATGATTGCTCCGTCAAATTAAGCGGCACGGCCAGGTCGGCGAGCAGCGCATTCATGTCGATCTTCGCGGCCAACTGCGGACCGAGCGTTGGGTTGGCGAGCAACCCTTGCACGATCGCCCGGCGGGTTTGCGTCGAATCGTCGGATAGAGGATTGGGCGCGATGGCCACGGCATCGCGCGCGGCCGGGCCGAAATTGGCAACCAGCAGCGGGTTCACCAGTTGCTGATTGACGGCGAAGGCCAAATCCAAATCGATCAGCTCGCTGTCGAGCAGGCCGGTATCGGTATGAACGGCGGCGTCGGCGCGGGTGCCGTGCGTCGATTCCAGGCCGGTGCGTTCGGGGCGGAGCCAGCCGCGGAACATGAGTTTGTCCAGATAATTCAAGGTATTCAGCAGTCCGGCGGCGTGGTCGGCGGCGCCGGCCTCGAAGGCAGAGAGAACCCATTGGCTCTTGCCGGCCAGGGCGGCGGCGGCTTCGAGGGAGCGCGGATCAGACCCATCCGCGACGACGGAAGCGAACAAATTCGGCAGCCGCACGCTGCGGCCCTGGGAAACGGCGTCGAGAATCTGCTGGGCTAAGAAATCATTGCTGCGGTCGGCGCCGGAGGCGTCGCGGCTGGTGCCTTCGGGGTAATGAAGCTGGATGACCAGGCCGGCGACTTTCTTCAGATATTGGCCGAGCTTCTCTGCCACTTGCAGAGCCGGACCCCAGGCTTGATGGCGGATGTTTTCGTGACGGCTGCGGCCGTAAAGATCGTCGGCCTCGCCGTCGTAGGTGAAGAGAAACGCCTTGCCTTCGGCCGCGCGTAAGGTGACGGGCGGGGAATTGCCGGGGCGATTCTCCAGGCCCGCGAAGTCGCCGTCGTCGCCGGCGAGAATGGCGGTCACATCCGGCAGCAGCGGTTTGACGCGGCTGATGCAGAGTTGGCCGTCGCGTTCCTCCCAGACGATTTCGCCGCCGAACCAGCCGTAATCGAGGGCACGCAAAGCATTGCGCACCAATCGAGGACGCAAGGGGTCAATTGTCTGGCGTGTGAAGTCCAGCCAATGCTGCGGTGAGCCGGGGCGGAGGGCGAAATCCCAGGCGTTGCGATAGACCGGCGAGAGGACAATCGAACGGGCCAGGGCGATGGTCGGATGAGCGTTCATCCGGCGGTAGGTCTCGTAGGTTCCCGATGCGGGAGCGGCGAAGGAGCCGAGGGAGACCGTGGCAACGCCGGGTAGGGAGGCGTTGCGGGTTTGCTGGCCGCTCTCGATTCCCATGGGCGGCTTGGATTTCAAACGCAGCGATTTGCGTAAGGCGGCGCCAGTGCGCCGAGCGCGGCTGAGCAATGCGGTCATTGTGGGCGGCATGGTGATTGGTTGTCCCTGAGTAAAGAGTTGTGTTACGCCGAGAACCCGATAGTTCCGGCGCCGGCCGGCATGCGCATAGGCCGGATCGGCATGAGCCAGTGGACGCGGTAGCCTTCGGCGTCGGCGGCGTGGCTGAGGCGGCGGTCGTCCTTGTCGATCTGGCCGCGCGACCAGCGCATCTGTTTCAAATCTCGAATAAGCAGCGAACAGCGCGGATGAATCAGATACCTTCGACGGGCGTCAAGAGAGCAGAGGGCACAATTGAAGGCGTTGACGCGATCCGCCACCGGCGGGTTGGAGCGCGGGACCTTCAACTTAAAGGGGATGTTGGCCTGGCGAAGCGATTGGCAGACGACGTCCCAGCAGGATTCGCCGCTGCCGGCCCACTTGCCGGCGCCGCTGGCGTCGCCGAAGACCCAGAGATCGGGCCAGCGCCAGCCGCCGTAGTGGTGCTCCACCAGAGAGCGGAAGGCGTGGAGCATTTGCCACACGTCCATACGCGGGGCGTGGATTTCGTGGACGGCGGTGAGGCAATCCCTGCCTTGGTCGTACTGGCCTACCACCGCGTGCATGCCGGGGTCGATGTTGAAGTCGACCGAGAGGTGCAGGGGCAGGTGATCGGCGAGGGCGATGGATGAGTCGGCGTTCAACGACTCATCGAAGCAGGGATAGAGGGGAGAGCCGCGGAGATTTACGGCGTTTCCGTCCAGGTATTGCGCGGCCAAATGCGGCGATAATCGGGCGCGCTTCTCCTGGGCGTAGTGGCGCATGAGCGGGTTCTGGTCGCTTGAGCCACGGTAAAGGCCGTAGTCGGGATGATCCGAAAAATCCTGCTCGAACCGGCGAAAGACGGCAGTGCAGTCGCCTTCATGGGTGAACGTGTAGTTCGCCTGGAGGATGCGGGCTTTGGGGGCGCGGAGACGCCCTTCAGCCTGGAGCATCGCATCATCGGTCGGATCATCCTCGTTCTGTCGGTAGCGTGCGGCTTCATCTCCCCAGAGATGACCGACCTCGAACCCGGCGAGCCGATCGGGGCGCTGTGCGGAGCGCACGAGAATCTCGCTGGGTAGACTAGAGGAGCCGAGGTCGTGCAGCACGAAACAGAACCGGCGCAAGTCGCTCAGGAATCGGTGGCTGAGATCGGCTTCAGCCAACGCGTGGCGGAGTTCGGGGACTAACACCGTCGCGGCAATCTGATAGGTGGGTGCGATTGCCAATCCTTTAACGAAGGTGGGGCGACCTTTCTGATCGAACGCGTTGATCAGATGGAGGTTCACCAGCTTGCGGGCGCCGGCCCATGTCTTTCCCCCGCCCCATCCGGCGGCGAAGCCGCAGTAGCGATGGCGGTAGTCGTCCAGAAAGAGGCTCTGGGCGGAGGGGGTGCCATCGGTGCTTGGCGGGTGGGGAGGGAAAAGGCTCGGGTCTTCGAGCAGAGTAAGTCTGGGCATGGGAAATTCAAAAAGATAGTCTCACCGGCCGCCGCGGCGGCCAGGCTCCGGACACGGAGGACGCGGAGGAATACGGGGAAGATTTTTAAACGCGAAGGCGCGAAGAACGCGAAGGAGAATCAATTGGTACGCACGGGGGGCTGATACCGGCCGCGCTGGTTGGCTTTCGCTCCCCCGTTTCCGCCGATCTCTTGAATTAACGGGCATTTTTTCACGCGCGTGGTATAATCTCGGCGTGAAAAAGCGGCTCGACATTTCCGAGAATGGTCGTATTCGTGATGAGGACGCCGAACGGAGGGGACTCTGTGTGAAGGCACAGCGGTTAAGGATGATGATTCGTCGTCGGCAGTCCGATCCTCATCAGTTGATAGGTGACGTGGTCACGCTCGGTAGGGCGGTTGAGAACCTCGCATGTCGTGTAGATCCGAATCTTGCCGATGCCGCCGATCGCGCGATGAGTGACTTATATGGTTGCATCGCCCAGAATGTGGTGTTTGAGTCTCAAGTGATGTCCGACCTGTACGAGCGTGAGACGCTTGACCTCCGAACGAGGACCGCGGATCGGTTATCGAAGTACAAGGTCAGACAAAACGAGTCATTGCCGTCAAGTCGCGCCAGGGGTCCAGCGGATGGCGCGATATTACTTTCGGCGCATGGTGGCCCAAAGAAGTGATAGGTTCAAATCGGGCCGTGGCCCCGCGCAGGTGCGACACATAGACGGTGCGTTTCGCATGACGGGTCGGTCGCTCTGCTCCCTTATGCCCGGACTAAATCTGGACGTCCTGATCTTCCTTCGCGAACAGGCACAGTCGCGGTGCGAATCGGGAATAGCCTTACTCGTTTTTCCCGTTTGGCGGGGGTTTGGGCTTGTAGACGAAGCAGTCTATTAACGCGGCGCGCATGCCCCAGACAGTTTGTTCCAGGGGTTCCTTCGGTCTCGGGGCCTTGTACCAAGGCTGCCCATAGACCCATCGAAGTAGTTCGCCGTAATCCGCTGCGTTACCGAGCGCGCCGGGTTTTGAGGGCAGCCCCCTTAGTTCGGCGAGGCCGGGTGCTGACCCCGCATTTACCGATACACCGCGGTCTGGTCGGGCGAGGGTAATAAAGCGGGTCGCGATCGCTGGACCGAATCCCTTCAGCCCGTCGTGGATATTTGTAAACGCTTGCACTGCCGCACGCACGAACGCGTCCTCATCAGGTGCGCCAAACAGTGGGGCAATTGCATTGCGTATGGCTTCTCTCTCCTTATGGTGATTTTTGACGAAGGCGGGCACGGCTATCTTAGTTGGTTGCATCGAGCCAAGTAATTCCCATGCGCCGTCGCGTGAATGCTTTGGCAGGAGCACGTTGATTTCTTCGTCCGTGAATTCGGCCCACTTCTCGCGGCGGACCAATTCTTTGCCTGTGAGTATCGTGGCCGTCCAGCTCCAGGCTGGGTCTAGCACAGAGACTTCGTGCTTAATCTTCTTAACGCCTGTTTTCTTCCAGTATGCGTCGCATTTCCGAAGCGCAGCCATGTATTCACCCCAACTTCGTGGTGCGGGTATCAGAAATCCGAGGGGTTGGTTTATATCCGCTCCGGGAGGGGGTCTTTCCGAGCTGTAACCAGCGGGTGACGGCTTCCAGGCTTTAATGTACTGGCTTATCTCTTCCGATGAGTCGGGTTCCAGCGTATCCCATAGCCTCTCAAACCAACGACAAGCGGTCCCATCGTCGGAGAACTCGTTGACGAGTTCCGAGTTGCGCATGAATCCTTGGAGAGTGAAATTGGCACTACCGACCCAACAAATTTTTTCCTCGGCTGAGCGGAACAGGTAGAACTTCGGGTGGAAGATGCCGTCGGCGCTGTGGCAAATCCGAACCTCCGCGAACTTCTGGAGCGATCGAAGGGCTTCGGGGTGTGTGCCATTCCCGGAGAGGCCGACTGCGACACGTATCCTGATACCAGGCCTGAGGGCCAGTTTACGGAGCCTTTCTAGGGCTTCTGAGGGCGTGACCCAAGCAACAGCTATATCGACCTGGCTTGCGGAGGCAATTCGCCCGGTGAATTTCTGCAATAATCTCTCGGTTAGCAGTTGAACCATCCTGGGACTCCTTGAATTTGTGCTTTCTGACGCGCCGTGTTCTGTTACCGCGTGGACCGCGCGAACGCAAACAAGGAGTCAGTTGATCCTCGCCCCACGGTGGTACGCAATATTGTGCCTTTAGGCGTTCGGTTTATTTGTGTTCGTCCGTCCCCCTTTGCGGATAGAGTTCCGGCGGTTGGGGGATGGGCCGGAAGCGGGCGGTGATTTCCTCGGCGGTTGGGGACTTGGGGCGGTCGGCCCATTGCTCGGGGAGGCGGTTTTTTAGCCAGAAGCGGATGGCGCGGACGTCGGCGGGGAGGTTGCGGTAGCGGCGTTTGACCTTTTGGGGTTTGCCATTTTTGTCCTCCTCGTCGGTTTTTATTTCCAAATCCTGGGCGGTGCAGCCGGTGGCGCGCTTGAATAGGGCGTCGATGACCCTGGCATCGGCGACATGCTGGCCGGTGAAGAAGGCGGAGGCCAATTCGGGGTAGCGGTTGAGCCACTCGCGCAATTTAAATTGGGGGACGTTGATGCGCCTGGAGATATCGGCGAGGGTCGCTTGCCGCTGGGCGGACCAGCGGACGAGGAGAGGGTCGATCTCCGGGTCGAATTCGCGGGAGCGGGGTTTGCGACGGTTCTTCGGAGGTTTTCGGTGGTGGCGGGACATAAGGGTAAATAACGCAGTCAGAGTTACGGCCGGACGTTAGGCGGCAGTAAAGGGGCGCGGTGCGCACGGCGCAGAGACGCCAAACAGCGTTCATTGCGCTAGCGGCCGTTGTTCTTTTTATCGCTGGGGATTTCTATAAGCCGGGACGCGGAGAGTGCGACTAGCTGATACAAGAGATTTCAGCTTCTTGGATTATGGGTTGGGATATTTCCACCCAGTTGTCGAGGGTCTTTTCCTCGGAGAAAGAGACGTCATCGTTGGAGCGGTCCGGGGACGGAAGTCCATAGTCGCCACGAATGGCACTTAGCTCGCGATGAGGTTGGTCCTTCACGGTAAGCGGAGGCCCGTAACTGATGCTGTATTGTTGATTACCCATGAGCTTTACCCCTCTCTTCCAATCTCATTTTACGTGACGGGACGGGTTGCGTCTATTTAATTTTCGGCGTTTTTGGCTGCTTGGCTTTGGTCGCCGGCGCCGGAATGTCCACAACTCGTTGTGGTATCGGGACATCCTTCCAGCCCGTTCGGATAGGCACCAGAGAGATGTTAAGTTTTTGGTCGGGCATTTTCATGCCGGTAATCTCACCTTCGACCATGTGGCGCGTCGCGTGGCGGGAGCTTTCCATGATCGCTGTGAGGTTTGTGAAACTTGCCGGCGGCACAGCTATCGGCGGGCTGCCCAGTGGAACGGGTGCGAATAGCGGGGCACAGGCTGGATCATCGCGAAGTACGGTAACCGGGGAAAACGGTTGGCGAAGCTTTAATTCCGCTTCGATGTCGAGCCAAATCTGCCAAAGCAGCGACTGTGTTTCGGTGTCATCGGCGGCGATAGGCAACCCGATTCCCTTGGCTTCGGTTTTACTTACGGGATAGCCGTGGTGAAAGAACTTGGTGTTTAATGACTCCGAGATCACCTTCGCCTTTTGCGATGAAGTGTCGGACGTCATGTGCAAGCGCAAAAGCTTCTCCGCCATGCTGGCGGTCAATTGTGCACTTCGGGCTGCGACTCCGATTCCGACGAATCCCACTTCCTGGCTGAAATCCTTAAAGAGTTCGAGTAGTGGGGCTTGGTCGGTTAAGCCGACTTCTTCCTTTGCAAAAGTTAGGAATGCCGCAAGGTCTTGGGAGCCGAATTGAACGTTCTTCGCCCGGTTCGTAATCTGCGGGTCGGTAGGGCCGAGGTTACCGTAGGGGTGCATTACGATTTCGTCGGCGCCTAATGCGATCAGCGTTGCCGCGCTGAATGCTGCCTGTGGCACAAGGACAGAAAACTTTTTCACGCGCTCGCGGATCAAGGAGACCATTCGCCAGGCAACGGTGCCGTCACCGCCGTTGCTCACAAGGTAGAAATCGAGCTCGGTAGCGTCGGGTGGGAGAGCCTGTAACTGGGCAACCAGTTCGGAAATGGAATCGCTCGCGATCTGCGCCTCGGCCTGTGGTCGCGTACTGGTGACATAAACGATGAGTGGTCGCTTACGTTTCGCCTTAAGTTTTCCGTAAAGAGGAATCCTTTGTTCTAATCCCATCGTTTCCGCCTCGCCTTTGTGACCGTATGAACTGGTGGCTAAAATTGTAGGCGTTGGGGTAAACCTCCGCAATACGCAATAAATTCATCGAAGACCGACATACTCAAATCCCGCGGTGAGGCGGTTGGGGGAGCCGCGCCAGTGGCCATCCAAGCCGCGGTGGCGGCCGCAGAGGGAGGGGGTTCGGCGCATTCGCCAGTGGGTGGATTTGAGGCGGTGTTGGATCATGGCGGGGTGGCTCGTGGTGCTGAAATAGGGTTTGCCGAGGGAGACGAAAAGTTGGGCGACGAATTCGCTGAGGGCGTTGCCGATGCCGACGCCCTGGTAATCGGGGAGGCAGACGCAGCGGTGCTCGCGCCAGCCGGGGCGATGGGGGTGTGGGAAGGGGAGGGCGGCGATGAAGGCGGCGGGCTGGGCTGGGGCGGCATCATCAGCCAGGCGGGCGGCGGCGAGGAAGCAGCGGGCGGAGCGGTGGAGCTTGGCGCTTAGATAGTGATGCGGGCGGAAAATTTTCCACATCGACGAATGGACGCGGAGGATTTCCAACTGGATGGGTGGGCGACGCCAAAGACGCCCCCTTGCGGTCGGTGCGTGAAGGTTGTTGTTCAAGCGGAAATCTCCTGTGTGCGGTTCGTATACCCAATCGGGTTCGAGCCAATCGAGCACGTCATAGTGGCAAGTGACCGCGACGAACTCGCGGTTGCTTCGGCGCACGGCTTTGGCGACGGCGGCGGAGCCGATGCGGGCGGCGGTGCGGTCGACGACACTGGTGAATTCATCGACGACGGCGATCGCGGAGGCTTCGCCGGGAATCACTGAGCCTTTGGCATTTGCGTCGGGCATTTCCGCGAGGGTGCGGGCGAGGGTGACGCGGAATTGCTCGCCGTTGCTGAGGGCGGCGAAGGGGCGGAGCCACGCAGGCGGGGAGCTGAAGCCGACGGAGCAGAGTAGGCCGGTGATTTCCTTGATGCCCATCGACGGGGGGAAGCCGTCGAGGAGGCTTTTGTCGGCGGGCCAGGGCCAGCGCTCGCGAATGGCGTCGCCGAAGAGTTCGCGGGCGAGGGTGGTTTTGCCGGAGCCGCTGTGGCCGACGATCACGCCGATGTTCCAGGAATCGGGGAGCGTGAAGCGGTGATGCCAATGGTGCTGGGAGCGCGGCGCGGGCGGGATGTCGAAGAGGCCCTGGAGCTGCTGGACGCGCGGGGTGGAGGCGATTTCGACCTGGCGGTGGATTTCGAGGTTGATGGAGAGGGGGAGCGAGCGGCCTATGCGGCGCTCCTGGCAGGAACCCCCACCCCAACCCTCCCCCGGAATACCGGAGGAGGGGGAAAGAGGGAGAAGCGCGGGAAGGGCGGGCGCTGCGGCAACATCCGTGCGCGGCGTTGAAAATGTGGTTGTATTTTCGCTCATGACATCAGTGCCCGGCAGGTGCGGTCTTCGCGGTGCATTTGTTGGAGGAAGGCGGTCTGGTCGGCTTCGTCTTTGCAGGTGACCAGGACAAGCCATTGCTCTGGGATTTCGTCTTCGGGTTTTTCCGATGACTCTTCTTCGGTGGCGGCTTGAGCTTCGTCGAGCAGTTTGCGGATTTCGCGTTCGTCGAAGCCGAGATCGGAAAGATTCATGCCTTCGTCGCGGAGGCTTTCCAATTGTTTGGCCAGGGCAGGCTCGTCCCAATCGGAGAGATCAGCGGTGCGATTGTCGGCGATGGAATAAGCCGTCGCGTCGCTGGTCATCAGGTCGGAGCGGACGACTTGAATGTGCGTCCAGCCCAGAGCTTGGGCGGCGGCGAGAGTTCCGTTGCCGGCGCGGACGATGTTGCGGGCATCGATGACGATTGGCTTTTGCTGGCCGAAGCGGAGGAGACTCGCCCTTATCGCGTCGAGATTGCGCGCGGAATGGACGCGGACGTTGGCCGGGTCGGCGCAGAGTTTGGCGATGGGGAGGGATTCGATGGTCATGGGGAAGTCTCGTTAGCATGCCGCCGGGGCGGTGGGGGCGGGCCAGCGGCGCGCGGCGTCCAGTTTTTCCTGGCTGCGATATGGACCCATTTCGGTGATTACCTGCTCGGCCAGGGCGGTAAATTTGTTGGCCTCGTGCGTGTCGTCGCGCAGGCCGCGGCTTTCGTAGAGCCAGACGCCGGCGAGGGTGGCGGACCAGCGGGTGACGAGGGTCACGTCGTTGTTTTGCGGGGCGAGCGGCGTGAGGTAATTGCCGTAGTTGCGGAAGAAGCTGATGATACGCGCGTCGGCGTAGTCGAGGGCGCGCTGAATGCGGTTCACGTCGGCGGTGCCGGGCGGTTGCGTGGGGTCGAGTTGCGACCAGACAGCGATGTTGGTGATGCCGAAGATGTCTTCGACGTCGGCCTGGGCGGAATAGAGGCCGGTGGCGGTTGATGGGGCGGACATTTAATTGGCTCCTGGCGGGGCGCGAAACTTGTTGCGTTTCATTGCAAGACAAAAGACGCGAGGTTAATCGAGGTGCGGCTATTCGCGGCGAATAAGGCGCGCGCCGCCGTTCAGGGAGAGGGTGGTCGCGGATGCGGCGGAGGCGAGGAATTGGACGGCCACCGCGGCGCCGGGATCGAAATCAATCCAGCCGGTGGCGCCGGCGGGGAGGGTGTTGACGAGATTGCCGGAGGACCCGCCGGATGCGCTGAATTTGCTGGTGGCGGTCGCGAAGTCGGAATTGGCCAGCCAATCGACCCACGGGCCGTTGTCGATGAACTGGCGCTGGATTTTGAAGCCGGTCAGCGCGGACGAGCCGGTGTTGGCGACGGCGAGGCTGACGTCGCGGCCGATGCCGTTTAGAGCGACTGG